GTCAAGACGAGCGGGCCGGCGGTAAGGCGGCTCAGGATGCGCTTGCGGGCATCTTCGGCGGCGGCTCGCCAGCCACGCCAGCCGTCGGCAACCCCATGGCGACGGGCGCGAGCGCGGAAGCCGCTCCGGCCGCGGCCAACGTCGGCGCTGGCGGCATGCGCTCGCCGGGGCAGGCGTCGACCATGCGGGAAGCGTCGTCGGGCGGCTACGATCGGCCCGAAGCGCGCGAGATATTCGATACCGCGGTCAAGTCCGGGCTGACGCCGCAGCAGGCGTCCGGGTTCGTCGGGTCCGCGCTCGCCGAAAGCTCCTACCGCACCGATGCGCGCAACCCCGGCGACGGCCGCGACGGGTCGGACAGCATCGGGCTTTTCCAGTGGAACGGGCCGCGCGCCGCTGCGCTCAAGCAGTTCGCGGAAGGGCAGGGCAAGGATTGGCGCGACCGCGGCGTCCAGACTTCGTTCGCGCTCCAGGAGATGCAAGGCTCGGAAAGCTTCGCTGGGCAAGCGCTTCGCAACGCCAAGACGCCGGAAGACGCGACGGCCGCCATGCTGCATTATCTGCGGCCGGGCGGATATACGCGCGACAACCCGTTCGGCGTCCCGAGCGCGCCCGCTCGGATCAAGAACGCCAATGCGATCCTTGGCCTCTATGGCTCGCAACAGCCGCCGTCGGAGGCCGTGCCGGCCGTGCAGCGCGGCCCGGTGGACGCCGGCCCTGCCATGCCGGCCGTGATGCGTGGGACGATGCCAGGCGCGCCAAGCGCCTATTCCCAGCCCGCCGTCATGCGGACCGACGTGCCGGACAACACCGCCGCGCCGATGCCCGTCCAGACGGTTCAGGCCGACGCTCCGGCGCGTTCCGCAGCTCCGCCGTCCGCTCCGCAGCCGCAAGGCCTTGGCGGGTCGGATATGTTCCGCAAGGCGTTCGCGTTCATGAATTCGCCGGCCTTCGCCTACGCGACGGAAGGCCAGAAGTCCGCGATCCAGGCGATCGTCAACAAGGGCCTGTCGCAGGAAGCTGTCGATCCGACGACGCGGGCGTTGAAGGAAGAGCAACTGACTGGCGCGCGGCTGTCCAATGAGCGGATGCGTCGCGAGATGAGCGAGCAAGGGTTCACCGACGCCGACCGCCCGGATGGGTCGCGCGTCCGCATCTTCAAGGACGGCACGATCAAGCCCTTGCTCGCGCCGATGCAGCGGCCTGAGAAGCCGGAATTCGAAACGCGCGAAGATCCGGCCACGGGGCGCACGATGCAGCGTCCAAAGGGCAGCAGCGGGCCGTTCACGCCGGTCGAGGGGCTGGGGGCGAAGCCGGCGGAACCGAAGACGTTCACCGTCGGCGGCAACCTCTACGAACGACAGCCGGACGGGCAATACAAGCTCGCGGTCAAAAAGGCCGACGACGACGCCACGCCGAAGCGCAGCCTCGTCCCGCTTTATGGAGT